TTCAAAGTTGGAGGGGATACTGAATAATCCATATATGTCCCTCCTTCGGCGCCGCCAGATAATTCTTCTGTTCTAGCAGCGACATCATTTGAAGCTTGAATTGCTTTCCGCGCTTCATTATCATCAGCCAGACCTCCAGCCATAAATGCGTAGGTGCCTTCTTGAATCATCTTGACGCTTTGAAATAACTGGAATATAGTTTGGTTCAACTCAGTAGTTATATTATCGAGCATAGCCTGAACGTATTCTGCGCCAATCTTAATTTCTCCAATATTCTCAGAAATATTAATCACCTGGCCTCTGTTTAAATCGAACTGCAGATTGCTTAGTCTGCCTTTTGTATTTAATAGGGCCCGTTTTTTTAGCTCTGGGTCTGTAAGGTTATTGTAGAACTCAACTGAGGCCTCAGGATCCGCGAAAACATCGTCGTCTGCTAGCATCTGGGCACGTTGTGACTTTAATGTCTTAGCTGAATATTCCTTTGTAACGGCATCATTAGCCATAACAACTGCCTTGGCGATCGCCCACATCTGGTTTTTATCATATCCAGCCTCCCCAAAAGTAGTAGAGATAGCTGCTAGCAGTGCTGGATTATTCATCAGGATTGAGCTACGGCCTCGGACGACGCGTTCCTCTTCACCTAGCTTCTTTGCCTTGAATAGAGCATCGTTATTGGCCCAGTCTAGTGGGCCCGTAGTGAAATCTTTAATTTCTTGAGGCGTAAGCTGGAGGTCCGTCTCCACTCCCCGCAACGTAAATGTATTAGCTGCTATATTCGTGAACTGCTCAATGAACTTTGATTCCAACACCTCTGGAGATAAATTTTCCTGGGCTGGCAGCGTTGCGCTGAAATCATAATCGCTCTCACCAGCACCAATCCGCTGGATAAATTCGTTTGAAATTTCTATACATTTCACCGACTTATCCATAGAAGAAAGAACAATATCTGCCACATTATCTAATGTGAAGTTAAATCTGAAGAACTTTAAATCTCCTTTAATGTCTAAGCCCTGCGTCTCGCCTTCAAATGATTTCATAACAACTATATACTGCATAAAATCATGACCAAATTGCGGCTCCACTAAGTCGCCCACAAGATCGCTAAAGCTACCGCCCACAACGACTGATTTTTCATTGTAAAGCTTCAAACTAACCGGCGTATTATCTTTGGTAATAAAATCTGCAATTGTACCAGTATTTGCTTGAATTTGCTGTCCCTCAAGCAAAACAGCAAGGAACGCTTCAAAGTTAAAGCCGGCAGAAGCAGCGTTAAAATTAGAAATAACTTTTGTCAAAGTTTTATAGAAAACCAGATACGAAAGAATATTGGCGATCTTCTCCCCTAGACTTCCCGAATCCAAATTAGCATTGTCTGGGTTATCGTAAAAATCTGCGATCTTTTTTAACTTTGCTTGCAAATCCCTGCCAGAAATACCAGATAAGAACTGCATCAGCTGATTTCTGGCAGGGCCGTCGACCTCTTGGTTGCCCACTGTCCTAACGTCTGTCCAGCCTAACTCGGTAACATCGATATCTGGAATAGCGGTTAAAGTTAGAGAATTAGAAGTTTCTTCATTCAGCAGCTTGAGATCTTTAGATTCTAAGACTTCGCTAATTGTATCAAATATAAAGCCTAGGCCAATGCTTTCTTTAAAGTTTGTTTTTTGTTTAAGATAGTTTTCTTTTAGAAACTTAAGTTCACCTGGTTTCATGCATGCACCTCTATATAATTAGATAATAATATCAGCAATTCCTAAATTAACTGCTTCTGCTGCATCGAGATAAACATTAGTCTTCTTGTCCATCAACTTCTTTATGTATCTCTGTGTCATATCTGTCTCCTCTACTAGCGCATCGATATACATTTTTTGCGTTGATTTAACCTCTGTAAACTCATTTTCGATATCCGCTATATGCCCGTGTTGGCCAGCTACGACTCCATGAATCATGACTCTACAATTTTTACCTATTCTTCTCTGTCCTTTGGTTCCTGCAGCCAGCAGAAGAACCCCGGCGGACATAACCTTCCCGATGCCATAAGTAATGACTGGTGTCCTCTCTCTAACATCTCTCATAACATCATACACGGCGAACATTTCCGTTGCCTGACCGCCGTAGGAGGAGACATAAAACTCGATAGGTTCTACAACCTCAACGGTCTTCTCCTCTTCCGTGCCTTTGTTCTCCGTCACCACGCTTCTCGCCGACAAGTCTAAAGTCAACAATCCATATACCGCTTCGGCGCAGCGCTCCTCATTAATATCGCCGTATACAGCAATGGTTCTCATCTCTGGTCTGTCCATTGCTAAACTAAGCATCGACGCTAGATCTGTTTCTTTCGTCTCTTCTTTCTCACTCTCCTTGCTTTTCTTCTCGCTGAATCGTCTCATATTTCTTTCCTTTGTCAAAAAAAAAGGCAAGCCTTGCGACTTGCCTAGAAAACTTTTTATTATCTCAATCTATCTCTTGGTTTTTAAGAGCCTTTTCGCCACCCTTCTAACAACCTCGTTCACTACGCTTTCGTCTTCTTCTAGTTCAAGATTTGCTTCAGCCAGCTCAAGGTCAGTGTCTGGCTCATCAAGGCCGGCCGCCTCGTCGCCAGGCGGGCTCTCAAGGCCTGCAAGGTCTTCACCGCCCTCTTCGCCCTCGGGTTCGGGCTCATCCATGCCTGGATCTTCATCTGTCTTGTCGACCTGGATCTTGGGCGCTACCTCGGCGGCGACTTCGGGATCACTCATACCTTCCAAGAAAGCTCCTAAGCCGTCAAGAGTCGACTCAACAGTGGCGCCCCCAACATCAGCAGGAGCGTCTCCAAGATCATCCATGCCTAGTCCTTCAGGCTCCTCGGCGGCCTCGGGCTCACCCATAACTGCAGCATCATCTGGCGGAGGAACGTCGCCTCCAACATCAGTAGGATCGTCTTCGTCCTGCTCGTAAATAGAAGTTTCATTCAACTTATTGATGAAACCATCGCTAAGGCCAGGGATGTTAGCTAACTTCATCATCTGGCGGATATCTGATTCTTTTAAAAGTTTTCTCATAATTTTTCTCCTGAGAGGTGCATAAAGCTACATTCTTAAATAGATTCTTTTTCTAATAAATGACTTATTTTTTTTAAAGCAGCATCTTCTATTTGCTTAACTCTGACAAAACTTATATGTAACCTCTCCGCGACCTCTCTTAAAGTCATATTTCCATTCTTAGCAATTGACTCGAAAGTGCAGTTATTGTCTTTTGGATACATGACCCAGTATTTACACTCCACCACTGGGCACTCAACATTTAACTCTTTGCAGGTTTGCAAACATTTTCTCATAAACCAGTCTCCGTCTCTATTATATCAAAGATACTCTCCACCTCATCGTCGCCTAGGTTAAACGCTGCTGCGGTTTTTTTGGCTTCTCTATGCATCTGTGTAATTTTATTTCTTTTGTGCTGTCCCTGTAGGTCATAATTTTGCTTACATTTCCTTAAGAACTCAAGCACCGACTCATCATTGTCTATATAACCACTGATCATCATTCTAAAAAATTGAGATTGGCTTATGCCGTCGAACTCACAACGAATCCTTAATCTAGTCTGGCGATCTGGACTATCATAAAACATAATTTTCTTTCTGTTGTTAGCGTCCGGTATTGTAGGGTCCTTCATTTATGTCTCCAGAGGATGTGCGTATTGCTTTCTATTTGCCCTGCTCCTGTCTGGAGGATGAAAGATGCTTTACTTCGAAACTCTGCCATGCTTCGTGCACCCGAATAAGACAAGCCACTGCGAATGCCACCAGCAATATCTTGCATGATAAGGTCAACACTGCCCCTAAACGGAATTGTGGTAGAGACACCTTCGGGGGTTGAAGACTTACCCCTCCAAGCATTCTGGGCGTTGGCTGACGCCATGCCTCTGTAGATCTTATATTTCTTGCCCTCTTTGCCAACGAAAACCTCACCTGGAGTCTCGGTGGTACCAGCCAACATAGAACCTAGCATGACAAAGTCTGCACCAGCAGCATATGCCTTAACCATGTCGCCAGTTGTTTTAATACCACCATCAGCAATAATTTTTACATCATAAGTAGTATTAGCACACTCTAAAACGCTCTGAAATGTTGGTATGCCATGGCCAGTAACTAGCCTGGTTGAGCAGATCGAACCGCCGCCAATTCCAACTCTAATTGAATCTGCTCCCCAAGAGGCCAAGTCATTAAAAGCCTCCAGCGTGGCAACATTGCCGGCCATGATATGAACATTTTTTCCGAACTTGTTCTTCAAGGTCTTAACACACGTCTTCATCATCTGGTGGTGGCCATGGGCCACATCAACACACAGTATACTTGCACCGGCCCTCACTAGCTCATCCGCCCTCTCTAGATAATCTCCAGACATGCCTACGGCGGCGGCGACATTCTTAACGCCAGCATAATAAGAATCCTTTACTCTGCCGGCTTGGTAATCGATATCACCATATCTATGAATCACACCCAGCCCTCCAGATTTATCCATGGCTACCGACATTGAAGTCTCCGTAACAGTGTCCATAGGACTAGAGATTACTGGTAGTGATAAGGTGATGTTTCCATCCAAATCAGAACTTAAACTGACTTCTGCTCTAGATTCGATATCACTGTACTTGGGCTGTAACAAAACATCGTCAAAAGAATAAGCTTGCTTCATTTTACATTTTCTCCATGTATCTTTTTAAATACCATATTGCCTTTTCAATATCTCGCCTTGGGCTTTCTTTGTGTTTGTGTCTTGATATATATTTAATTGCATTGCCACAATGAAAGTTTAAATTCCAATCTTCTATAACATCAATAGCCTCAATATTTCCCATATTATAGTGGTCAGGGTGGTTGATCCCATTCCAGAGCGTACCGTAATGTCCGCGATCGTCGGCATGGCGATCACAGTAGAGAGGATGCGCTCGGCGGTCATTCTCAACCGTCCTGCGCCATTCTTCTTTATCAACCCTCGCCCCATTGATAATGGCGGGGCCATCTTCTTTACTTATCTTCACTAAAATCCCCCTACTGGCATGCCGTTCAGTACATGTTGTTTGGCTTCATCAGTGCTCCCAAGAGCGTCTGAGCCACGTTTAGAAATTGTAATATCTTCGTGATACAGTGTGCCTGCTTCGTCTTCTCTGACTCTGAAGTGAACTACCGGCACCAACACTAATTGCGCAATCTTTGAGCCTCTCTCGATAAACTGCGTCTCAGTACCGATGTTGTGCAAATCAATAAACACCTCTCCAGAATATCCACTATCAATAATGTGTGCACCGACGATCAAAGATCTTTTGGCGCCCATACTACCACGATTGCACGCCTGTAACATGTAACCATGTGGAATTCCAAATTTTAATCCGGTTCCAAGCATCATGTTCTTTCCTGGCTCAATTTTTGCTAGCGATATGTCCGGGTCCGATGGACAATAGAACACGTCCAAACCTGCATCGCTTGGGTTAGCGCGTTCGGGCGCTCTTGCATCAGTCCTCTTTGTGAATTCTAAGATCATTTTGTATCTCCTTGATTAAATCATTTGCCTTGTCCCAGCATTCTGGACAATATAATCTTACTTTCTCTTCTTTCTCTCTCACAACAACTCTCCAAGTCATTGCATCCTCTTTTGATTTTTTATCAAAAGGTTTCTTACACATTGCACACTCGATGCCGACTTTGTCAAACATCATGAGTTGCTTTTTCATTACCTTTTCAAATTCTTTTTGCTCTCGCTTGGCTTTATTGCGAGCCATCTTTCTTTTTAAGCTTCCCATATTTACCCCAATAGTTTAAATGTATGGCGGATTGAGCGCGTGCTGAATCCCCAGTCTGTGTTATGGTCCAACTTCGCAGCGTAGGGTCTGTTTAAGTGTATTTGATCATATTCTTTAACGCCCCAGCATCTAATTGTCGTCATAGTTGAAGTGTCGTCTAGTACTTTCAAGATCCAATAGAGCTTACCATTCTTTGTCTTCTTCGGTATGACCTCTCTTGGAATGAACCATGCGACTCCAAGATTTGCGTCCCAGTTCCCCAAAGCTGGAACACAATTTCTTTCAATAGAATCTTTAATTTCTTTTGTCATTACCAAATCAAACGGGAACATACCGGTCAAGTCAGATACAAACTCTATCTTCTCTTCCTTTGTAAAGTCTTCTTCCGGTGAATAAAG